AATTAGACGTTCCTAGATATAATCCTATGATACTGTAAAAATTGAATAATATCTTTATTATTAAATATAAATTAACCTATATTAATTTTCACGCATGGATATTCACAATCCTCAAAGAGATATACTTGATATACAAGATGGTTGTTCTATTGATTTGTTAGAATTATCACAAAAAGACATAACACAAATTATGCAAAATTATTTTGAAAGTATATGTACTAATTCACCACCTACTCATGTGTTAGATTTAATTAAATATATATTGCAAACAAAAAATATTGATATAATTGAATTATGTAAAATAATAAGTGATTATACAAAATCAGATTTATTAAGTAAAAAAAAATATTTAATTGGTGAAATGGCAAAATATAATAAATTAACTAATTTAAATAATTTTTTAATTGATTATATTAAAATATCAGAATTTATAAATATTATATTAGAAAGATATACGCTATTATCAAAAATACCTACTATTATGACAATAAGAATAACGCAATTATCTGAAATATTTTTATTAGATATTAAAATTGTAAAATATATATGTGATGCTTTCCTAACAGATGGACACACAAAAGACATTACACAGTTTTTTGATATAATAGATATGATTAGTATATATGATGAATATACTATCTTATCATTAATAATTAATATACTTAAAAATATTGGTTGTTTTTGTAAACAACAATTATTAGAAATAAGTTATACACCATTATCTCCAGAATATCAATATATACAAAATATAGAAAATTGTGTCCAAAAATATAATAAAATTTATAAAAATTATCTATTTATTAATACAAGTCTAGTTATTGTTGAACAACCACCCACAAAACGAAATATTGGGGATGCTTACGCCAAACAAAAAACTTATTTAAATATTATAGCGGAACCTATATATAATTATATTTTAGAAAATATATTATCTTTGTTATTATGTGAATCTTCTACATTAGAACAATTATTAGATGTATTTAATAATTATTTTTCTTTTTTAGAAAAATATATATCTTCTACTGAATTTTATGAAAGTATTACAAATATTTCACATGTATTACCAACTTTTATTAGTAAAATAATTAAATCTGTATCTGATGTTAAAAGTATAATAAACTTATTTAATATTTTAGAGTATATTTTTAAAATAATAAATAATAAAACAGATTCGGGTCGTTTGAAAATTATTATTTCCACAGTTATAAGTACTAAAGAAAACACAGATTTATTAATTGAAACAATTCATATAATCATATTGCAATCAGATAAATCTAGCGATTATAAAATAAATATAATAAAACATATAATCGAATATGTTCCTACATCAAACAGTGTTTTTATTGACAAATATTATCAATTATTAGTAGAACGATTACTGTATTATATGAATATTAAAAATAAAATAGAATTTAATAATTATATTAGGATGGAATATATAATATGGGGCGTATGCAAACAAAAAATTCCATATAAATCGTTTACTAAAATAATTAGAATAATTAATACGGTTATTGAAAATACAGATACATCATATACAAATTGTCAGGATACTAATGCAAGTATTTTAATAACAAGTTATGGTGCATGGCAAATACCTGAAATAAATTGTATTATTACTAGTCAAAGTATTCAAGATTTAAATACACCACTTACACTAATTTTAAAAGAGTATTTAACAAAATACAAAACTATGAATAATAATAAAACAATAGATTGGCTATTAAAATATGGCGAAGTTGTAATTAATTATAAAGATAAAGAAATAATAATGCAACCCGATCAACTATTATATCTAGAACTAAAAAATATAAAATGCACTATTATTAGTGTTGTTCTAGTGGGTATTAGTGTAATACAGATTGAAGGTATTCAAACATGTCTTATTTGTCAAGATAATTTAAATAGTATTGATTATACTGATTATAATAATCAAAGTATGATTATGAAAGGTGGATGTGGTCATGTATTTCATAGTGACTGTATTAGAACATGGTTACTTCATAATAGAAATTGTCCATTGTGTAGAAAACAATGGGCATATAATACAAATTAATTTAAGAACTGATTATATATATAATTAATGAATTCATTTTTAATTAATCCGAATACTGAAATTGGTATAGATGAAGCTGGTAGAGGACCATTAATAGGTCGTGTTTATGCTGGTGCTGTTATTTGGGGAGATATAAATGAAAATACTAGTTTTATTACAGATTCAAAAAAACTAACTCCTAAAAAAAGAGCTGTTGCATTAGAATGGATTACACATAATGTAAAAGCATATGGGGTTGGTTGGGCAGAATCAAATGAAATTGATGACATAAATATATTAGAAGCAACTAAATTAGCAATGGATAGAGCAATTTTTGATTTAAAACAGAAATATAATTTTGATAATAATATTACACTACTTATAGATGGCACTGGATGGGAAAAGAAATTTACTAATTATAAAACTAAATCAATAATTAAAGGCGATTCTAAATTTTTATCAATTGCAGCTGCATCAATTATTGCTAAAGAATATCATGATAAATATATAACTGATTTATGTGCAGAATATCCAGAACTAAATATCAAATATGATTTATTAAACAATATGGGTTATGGAACAAAAAAACATATAGATGGAATTAGAACACACGGATATTCTAATTATCATAGAAAATCTTTCAAATGTAAAAACTTATAAATAATATATATATATATATATATATATGTATTATCAAAAATATCTTAAATATAAAAAAAAATATATAGATCTAAAAAATCAACACGGTGGAACTAAACCATATAAAAAAGTTACTGATGTTAATTTAAATGAACAAATTGGTATTTTATATGAAAATATATTAAATAATAATTTTTATAAAAATATTTATAATAAATTTATATATTTACCAATTAAAAATAATATACAAATAATATTTAAATATTATACATATCCTAAATGTCAAAATAATCAGCATAACCCATTTGATCCTCTAGTAGAAAAATGTTATTTTCAAACTGACGATAGTAAATTTCCATATACATATAGTCTTGCATTTGTTAATAATTATCGAGTATATGTAAGAAGCGATAATCATTTGTCAAAAATGTTTAATGATGATTATTATAATTTTGTTACATATGCTAATTATACAATTGGAAAAAATAATATAACATTAAGTAATAACAATTATAATCCAATACCATATATACAATGGAGAAACTATTTTATAACACCTACTATAGATCCAGTTCATAATAATCATATATTAATAGTTAATGCAAATGGTATGCATGCTGCTAATTTTTATTTTAATAGAAGTATATTAAAAGATATGTTTGATTTTGCAATATTAACAAAACAATATGTTTATAATTCCATTGAAGCAGGTAGTATACCAGAAGTTATTCATTTTCACACATCTAGTGAGATTCCTCCAATTAATAATATAACTAAAATTATTGAAGGCACAACACCTATAAATGGTAATATACATTTAAGAATATACAAATTATCTAAAAATGAGTATATGTGTCATTCTGGATATTATTTTGAAATAGAAGAAGACCATTTAGATGATTTTATTACTAAATTACCAGACATAATTTTTCAAAATATATTTGATACAACACATAAATATTTTGCACAGGTATTTATATTACCTAAAATATATGATTTTCATAGATTAGTTATAACATTTAGAAAAGTACCTTTACAATATACAATTCCAAATGCAAAAGCTTCAAAACAAGAATTTGACGACAAATATTATGAGGCTTTATTTGGCACAACACACACAATATGCACAGGAACCACTAATTATCGTTTAAGATATAATATTCTTGGTTATGAATCAATATTAATAAATGTTGAGAATTATCCTATTGATATTGATACCCTAGATAATAATAAACGTGTTATTGATCTAAAATCCAAATGTGTTGAACCACATATAAATTTATTAGAAACTAACTATTGTATTGTGTTTCATTATAATCAAACGTTTGAAACAAATATTGTCACATCGTTCCCTCCTATAAATAATATAAGTCAAAAAATTTATAATAATATTTATATTACTTCAACTGGGACCACTTATAAAACGTATGAAATTGGTACTGTTACTAAGATATATGATATTATTGTTAATGATATATTTGTAGGAAATTTTAATAATAAAATATATGTATTTGAAAAATTTGCTTCATCAGTTGATTTAACCAAACATATTGAATATAGTAATCAAATATATGAACAATTCCCATTGTTTATGGCAAAACCATTGAGTGTAGTAATATATAATACAGGTACTTATTTAATTAGAGAAAATATTATTTCTCAGATTACAAATTATAATTCTATAAAAAAGTTTTCAACACCTCTATTATATGCTATTTTAATTTATTTATTACATATTTTATATACAAAATTTAATTTAATTTTTAATAATATTCAATTAAATGATATACTAATTATGAAAATTCCAAATAATACAAATAATTTTTTAAAATTAAAATTTAATGAATTAGAATCATATCATATTGAAAAAGATTCATATGATAATGTTATTCCATTATTAACAAATTTACATAAATTACAACAGGGCACTCCTCAATCATACAACCAATCATTAGTTAATTTACGAAATATTATGGATGGTATGTATCATACAAATCATTCATTAGATAATAGAAAGAATGTATATCAAACTCTTAGCACGTCTTCAAATATTAATAGACCGAGCCCTGCACTTAAAATTGATAGCTATTTTAATAGTAATACATATTGGAGATTAAACCAATGGTTTATTACTAGAGCCGCAACGCTTGATGGGTTTATAGATTATATAATAACAAATAATACAAAATATATTGCATTAATTAATAAATTTGGTAGATTTGATATTCCTGAAAATACATATTTTGTATTAGGGGCAAATTTTAGGGAGGGAGCTACTACTAATAATAATATAGATCATATTATTGATAATTATTGGTATTATGATACTAAACAAACACAATGGTTTAATTCAAACTTTGATGTAGGCACAATTATTAATAATATTAATACTAGTATACCAGGTGAACAAAATCATTATAATAGTATAAATTATAAAGGACTTGATGGATGTAATGCAACTTATTATATTGGACGGTATCCAGAAAATCTAGGGAGGCATTTAATATTTAAAAATTCTAAAAAATTAATAATGTTTTTATCATCATTTGATATTAATACTAGAACAACTAATCAACAAACATTTATATTTACAATATTAAATGATTATTTTAACTCTATTAATAAGCAAAACTATATTAAAATACCATTTAATGGCACTTTGAATGCAGGTGCATCTATAGGACTTGATGAAGTATTTACGTTTATATGTGAAATATTTAAATCACATAAATTATTAGATTATGATGGTTATTTTGGTATGGATTTTATGGAAAAAAAAAATATTGCTAAGAATGAAACTAATATTGAATATGTTATATTTGAACCTAATGTACTCACATTTTTAGGAGTTTATATGTATGATTATTATGCAAATAAATGTATTTTATATAGAAATATAAATGATTGGTTAGATAAATTAAAAAAATTAATTAATTTATTTTATAATAAACCCATCCTAGCTACTTATGAATTTAATACGGATGATATAATTTATTATTATACACTAAATTTAAATTTTATAGCAAATGATTTATTAATATTAAAAAATAATGATTTTTGGAATGGTAATAATAAACCTGTTGAATTTGTTAATGATATTATACAAAATATTAGTTTATAAAACTTAGACTATTATATAAATGTGCAGAATATCCAGAACTAAATATCAAATATGATTTATTAAACAATATGGGATATGGAACAAAAAAATATATAGATGGAATTAGAACACATGGATATTCTAATTATCATAGAAAATCTTTCAAATGTAAAAACCTATAAATAATAAATAATAAAAATTAATTTTTATCTATATTATATAAAAATTGATTTTTATTAATTTAATATAACTTCTTTTATCAATTAATAAAAATGGTTAAAAATACAAAAGTTATCAATAAAGTTATTGATACTAATACTGAAGAAATACATGCTACCCAACCAAAAATAATAAAAAAGAAATTAATTAAAAAAGATGAAGTTAAAATAGACTATTCATATTTAAGATTACCTAGTAATGAAATTTTAATTGAATTAGAAAAAGAAGATAATAAAATTAAAAATGAATCTAAAAAAAATATATTAAAGATGATTGATAAAGGTCATAATTATTTATATAATTCTGAAAATATCGAAGGTGAAGATGCATTAAACGATATTATGAACTTTCTATTTATTAAATTTATTCAACCTATCATTTCTGATAAAGAGGAAGAAGGGAAAATAGATTTATTAAATAAAAAATATTATAAAGATTTATATGATGATGATCAATTAATAGAAATATTAAATTATTTCACTAATTTAAAATTATTAGCAATTCAACCACTTGATGCAATTCGTAAGATGACAGAAACTACCGATATTATCCGACAAATGGGCGAAATATTAAAAACACATCCTATTACCGGACAAATATTTACAGAGAATAATTTTATAAAAGCAAAAAAAGCACCAACTATTCAAGGATTATTAAATGAAGTAATTATACCATTAAATATAAATGATATTGAACAAAATGAAGATGTAATTGGTGAAATTTATGAACATATTATTAATGGTTATGTTAAAAAAGGCTCTAAACTGGGACAATTCTTTACACCGAGAAAATTAATGAAATTAATTTTTAATTATAAAAAAAATAGAATTAATGAAATTATTAAGAAATTAGATAAAAAAGATAAAATTAAATTTTATGATTCTTGTATGGGAACTGGTGGTTGGTTAGTTACAGGATATAATTTATTCAAAGAACAATATGGAAATAGATTATTATTATCAGGTGGTGAAGTTAAATCTACTACATTTCAATATGGATTAATGAATTTAATTTTAACATTGAAACAGTTTCCACATGATGTATTGTGTGAAAGTAGCTTAACACATATTAATTCTAATAAACATCATTTTATATTAACAAATCCTCCTTTTCAAACTGATAAAAAATTTGATCAAATTAAAGACAATTTTAAATCAGATGATTTTACAAAGAAAAATAAAATTAAATTAGATGATATATATGAATTAAAAGATAATTCACCACCAATACAATTTTTAGAATTAGATCTATTTAAATTAGAAGAAAATGGAATGTGTTTAATTATTCTTCCATATGGTGAATTATTTTTTGGCTCATCAAATAAAGATACACGAAAATATTTTATGAAAGAAACAAATATTACAGATATTATATTATTTGAAGGTGGAACATTCACACATACAGGAATTAAAACATGTGCTCTCATTTTTGAAAAAGATAAAAAAGGAACAAAAGCAATAAATTTTATTCAAGCTAATAAAGAATGCAATACTTTAACAAAAATAACTACTGTATCAATTGAAGATATTGAAAAAGAATCAAATTGTTCATGGTATCTCCGCGATTATTTAAAAGATGAATATATTGAAACTCTTAGTTCAAAAATGACTAATTTTGATTGGATAGAATTTGGCGATATATTTACATTAGAAAAAGGTAAATTACAAAGTTCTAAAGTTGAAGAAAATGAAAATGGTAATATATTATTCATTGGTAAAGCAGATATTACAGATGAATCACGAAAAATAATATATGATGAATATTTACAAGGTGGTATATTTATTGCAAATGCATTTAATGGTAACGGTAAATGTCCTATAAGATATACTGAAGAAAAATGTATTCATTCTGATTTGATGTTAAATTGTAAAATAAATAATAATTATCTAAATAAAATTAATAAAAAATATATCTATTATTATTTAAATTCAATTAAAGAGCATATAGAAACAGTATATGAGAAAGGATCATGTAATAAATCTCTTGATCAAAAGAATTTTAATAGAATGAAAATCCCTATACCAACTTTAGAAGAACAAGAGAAAATAATATCTATTAATGATATTATGTTAAATCAAATTAAATTATTAAATATAATGAAAAATGATACTGAAAAATTATTATTATCATTATTAGAATTATTTATTAAAACAGAAACTGAAAATAATAATATAATTATTAAAAATATGAATGAAATATGTGATATTAAAATAGGCGGAACACCGTCAAGAGATAAATCTGAATATTGGGAAGATGGTAATAATTTATGGGTTTCTATTTCTGAATTAAATAATAATATAATTACTGACACAAATGAAAAGATTACTGATTTAGGTGTTCAAAAAAGTAATGTAAAATTAGTAAAAAAAAATTCATTATTATTATCATTTAAATTAAGTATTGGTAAATTAGCAATTGCAGGTTGTGATTTATATACAAATGAAGCAATTGCATCTATTAATAGTATAATTAAGGAAATTCCAAATAAATATTTATATTATTGTTTAAAAATGTTAGATATTAAAAGATATGGTAGAGGAGTTATGAGTGAAAATGGATCATTAAACATGGATCAATTAAAACTTATCAAAATCCCAATTTTAATAAATAATAATTATTCTAATATTATTGATGATATTATATGTTTTGAAAAAACTATTAATAATTATCTTATAAATATTGATTTGATAAATGATAAATTAAATAATCAATTAATTAAATATTTATCTTCAATTAAAAATAATAATAATATTGACAAAATAATACAGGTAGATAAAGATGTAAAAGATGTAAAAGATGTTAAAAAATCTAAAACAAAAACTAAATCAATTAATATTTAATTTTTTGGATAATATAAATCAAAATTAATTATTGGTATTTTTTTATCTAATTCATTTATTTTATTTAATTTATATCGTGAATCTAATTTTCTATATTTATCTTTACCCATGTCATTAATTAATTTATTATTACACAATTCATATGCATTTAATGCTTCTTGTTTTGTCCAATAATAATTAATATTATTAGGGTGAATATGTCTGAAACAAAATTTTGGATATTTTGTTTGTATTTCACCTAATGATACTAACCATTCTTGTGTTTCTTTTAATTGATTATATAATATTTCATCATATAATCTATTACTTTTTAAAAATTTTATAAAATCAGTATATTTATTATAACCAGTTGTGCAATATTCATTTAATATTTCACTTGGTATATTTTCACCATCATAATTTTGTCCATCTCTTTGTGATCCATTATTAATTATAACTTTTCCATCACTTTTAAATATAATATCTTGACCACATTCACCAATTATATAATCTAAATATTTTTTCAAATGTTCATTTTTTGCACAATTACCAAATTCATCTCTATATAATGGAACTAATAAATGTAATAACTTATTTGGATATAATTTTTTATTCCATCTTAATCCTCTGCCAATTATTTGTCTTATATCAATATCAGATTGTCTAGGATCACCCAAACAAATAAAATCTATAAAGTCATTATCATAACCGTATCCGATTTTCCCTACACATATAATAACACATTGTTCTTTATCTTGTTCAAATGTTTTTATATCTGTATCACTATCTGTTTCTACTTTTATATTTTTTGAAATATAAATATATACATTGATATTATTTTGTTTCTTTAATAATTTGTATAAATTTTCAGCATTATTACAATCATTTACATATATAATTCCTTTTTGTTTATTATATTTAGTCATTGATTCAACAATTAAATTTTTTAAATTATGATATACTGTTTTCTTTTCATTTAATTGTTTAACAATTGTTTCAATATTACATAATAATTCTAGATTAATTAATTCATATACTTTTACTTTTTCTATAATTTGACCAAATAATAATGGTTGTAATTCAATATCTTCAGTTGGTGTCGCGGAACCAAATAATTTATAATTACAAATATCTGTATTTGTTAAAAATTCTGATATATTTTCTGTTTCAGCCCACGCGGTAATAAAATGTGCCTCATCAAAAACAACCAAATCAAATAAGAAATTATATTTTTTAATATATTTTAATATTCTTTTACTACTTTGATAACAACATGTCATTATTAGTTTTCTATTATTTTTTGAATATTTTCTAATATTGTCTTTTTTACTTAAATTATCTAAATCGCTAAAATGAATAATTTTATAATTATCATCTTTGATATAAGATGAATATTTATCTTCAACTATTTGTTGATTAAGTAAAATTCTTGGAGTCAAAAATAAAATTCTATTAAATTTCATTTGTATAATTGTTTTATAGTATAAATGAGTTTTACCAAAACCAGTTGGTGCTTTTATAAATGTTTTTTTGTATAAATTTAATTGATTAATAATTTCACTAAGATAATCATCTTGTAATGTATTCCGTAATTTATTTTCTTTTGATTGTACATTAAAATCTTTATTTTTATAAAAAAGTAAATATTTATGAATAAGTTTCTTAAGTAACTCTTTTAATCTGCATATCCTATCTTGATAAATTATATTATCAATTTCTTCATTTGATAATATTTTAAATTTAATTGTTGTAGTAGATAAAAATGGAATAATTTCACCTATTATTTTATTTTGATAAAATTCACAACCACCGTCTTTTTTAGAATGATAGTTTCTAAAATATCTTTGTAATAATTTTTCAACATATGTATCATCAAATTTTTGATTATTTAATATTTCAATAACTAATATAAATTTACCCCGTATATATTCACCTGTTGCATAATTATTATCTCTATCTGGAATACTTTTTGTTTTTCCTAATTTGCATATTTTATCATTCTCATAATATATAGATTGTCTAATATATACAAAACCATTAGAATCCATAATTATATGATAATTTTAATAATTAACTAATATTTATATAAATCAATTTTTCATTTATGTATATTGAATAGATAAGAAAATCTATAATTTTTATATATTATTATCTATATTATATAAAAATTGATTTTTATTAATTTAATATAACATCTTTTTATAATTAATAAAAATGGTTAAAAATACAAAGAAAATAACTAATGTTAAAACAGTTGCTACTACATCCAGTTTGCCAGGAGTAGCTCAAACTACACAAACAAATAATGCTGTTATCTATTGTAGAGTCAGCACCAAAAATCAAACAAATGGAACTAGTTTAGATTCACAAGAATATTATTGCAAGCAATATTGCAATGATAACAATTTAACTATTACTAACATTGTTCATGAAATCTGTTCTGCGAAAACAACTGATAAACAAAAAAAATTATTAGATATTATTGATACTAATAATAATATTAATTTGGTATTTTTTGAATCTACAAGATTTTCCAGAAATGTTTGTGATTTTACTAATTTATTAAATAAGTGTTCTGTGAATAATATAATTATTCATTCTGTGACAGGTAATATGAATACATCTAATAATAATGATACCAAAAATATTTTATCAAATGTATTCGAAGGTGAAATAGAAATCAAAACATTAAGTAGGCGTATTAAAAAAAGCATTGAATATAGAAAAACACAAAAAACATATATTCCAACAGTTCCGCGTTATGGTTATTGTCATAAGAAAACACGAGTTAATAATCGAATGCAAAAAATTATTGCACGTGATGATAATGAACAAAATATTATTACACTTGTTAATAAATTATATTATGGTTCTGATATTAATTCCGTTCATAAATTATTATTTAAAATAACAAAAGTAAATCATACAATTATTGATTATAAAGCAAATGGTGATGAAGTTGACCATATTAATTATGGTAATATGAATTATGTTGATATTGCTAATTTTCTAAATTTAAATAATATTTTAAAAAGAAATAAACAATGGCAAAGTTCTAGTATTTCAAAATTAGTAAATAAAACATCTCAGATTACTAATTTAACTAGTGCACTGAATATTAATCAATAAAATTCAATGATGTATCATCCAGTTCTATATTTTCACAAATATCAACAGATTGAGTTTCATTTATAATTTTATTATTTTCAACTTGTATTATTTTAATTTCGAAACCTTGTTTTTTAAATAATCTTTGTCTGTGTTTACCCTGATTAATAAATGATGGTAACTGATCAGTAAAATCAAAAATTAATGGTCTAATATTTGGATTAATTTTCCTAACAACACGACCAACTGATTGTTCTACTTCTTTTCGTGATGATACCATAAATAATGTATTAAGTTCAGGAATATCTAATCCTTCTGATGCCATACCATAAGATGCAAATATTACTTGTGCATCTTTTGCAATATCTAATAATTTCTGACTCTTACCACCAATATAAAAATCACTAGTTGCGCAGTTTAATTCATCTAATCTATTTTTTAATAATTTTAAATGTTCTAATCTGTCAGATAAAATTAATATTTTACGACTTTCTTCTTTTAATACGTCTTCAATCATACTAACAATAAATTTATTACGTCGTCCTATTGTTCCTATCTTTGTAATCATTTTTGCTCTATTTACTTCACCCGAATACATATAAAATTCTTTAAATTTCTCATGTTGAATATTATAATTTATTATATTTACTAATACATTATTATTTGATTCTACATTTAATTTATACATTATCTTATTAAAATACCAATATAAAACTTTTTCTAATCCATCCATTCTTTTAGGTGTTGCACTTAATCCAATCATTTTCTTTGCAGCAATTATTGGTAATGCTTTTGAAAAATATTCTGATGGTGCATGATGTGCTTCATCAAAAATAACTAATCCAAAATCTTTAAACATACTACTTTCATATTTATCTTTTGCTATAGATTGCAACATTCCTATTACAATATCCTTACCATCAATATCTATTTTATTTTGTTGAATAATTCCAATTTTTGCATTAGTAAATTCATTTGCTCGTTCTTTCCATTGATTTAATAAAAATGTTTTATGAACAATTACTAATGTTTTTACTTTTAATAAAGATATTAAATATAAAGCTAATACTGTTTTCCCTGCTGCACAAGGTAAACACAATACCCCGCCATCTTGAGTATTTAAATGTGGAGATATACTATCTATAATTTCTTTTTGTTTTGTTCTTAATTCCCCTTTAAATTCTATATTAATGGGTTCTCCTTCTATTTCTTTATTTAAATCTGGTTTACCAAATTTTTCAAGACCATAATATTTGGGTACTGATATATATTCATCATTTTCTTGATAGATTTTAAATTGCATATCCTGTTTTTTCTTCATAAATACATAAGGTTCTACAGTTAATTCTTTTATAGCTGTTTTAATATTATCTGCGTATTTATCTATTTTTGGAATTAAATATCCTTCTTTACATAAAATAGTATTTGACATTTATTTATTATTAATATTTTAATTATTTAATTTTTAAATTTCAATTTTAATTATCTATTTTATAAAAAAGATTAAGATTTTTTTATAAGTTATAATATAATGAATAATAACTTCTCAGAAACCTCAGACTATATGACTGAACCAGTTAAACAAATAACAAATAATATTAATGATAATCAAATGTTAACTTATGGATTAAGTTTTTTATTTATATTATATGCATTTGTTGCATCACCTACAATACCAGATAATATTGCTAATCTTTTCAATAATCCTTTATTTAAATTAAGTATTTTAATTATTATTGGATATGTTGCAATGCAAGATCCAGTTACTGCAGTTGTTATAACTATGATAGTTCTTGTAGTTGGTCAACGATTATCTGCCTCAAAAAAAGTTATTATAACTGATAAATCAAAAACAGATATTAAAACAGATGCGCTTGCAGCAGTTGTATTACATACACAAGCTGCCACAGCTGCAGAAAATAAAGGTGAGGTAGAGGAGGCCGCTGCTCATCGAAAAGAAGCAAACAAACAGGAAGCAAAAGTAGAAGCTATTGTTAAAGCAGAAGCACATATAATGGCTGCGGAAGAGGCTAGTAAACGTGGAGCGGTTGAAGAAGTTAAAGCTCATAAACAAGAGGCAGCTAAATATGAAGCCAAAGTAGATGCAATTATTAAAGCAGATGCTCATATTGCTGCTGCTCAAGAAGCAATTAAACGAGGTGCTACTGAAGAGGCGCAAACACATAAACAAGCAGCAGCCAAACAAGAAGCAAAAGTAGAAGCACTCGTTAAAGCAGAATCACATATTATTGCAGCTGAAGACGCTAATAAGCGCGGTGCAGTAGATGAAGTTAAGAGCCATCTTAAAGAAGCTGCTAAACAAGAAGCAAAAGTGGAAGCACTTATTAAAGCGGAAGAACATATGTCTGCTGCGGAAGAAGCTAATAACAGAGGTGCAGTAGAGGAGGTGAGAGCTCACCTTGAAGAAGCCGCTAAACAGGAAGCAAAAGTAGAAGCACTTGTTAAAGCAGAGGCACATATTGTTGCAGCTGAGGAAGCTAATGACAGAGGTGCAGTAGAAGAGGTGAGAGCTCACCTTCAAGAAGCTGCTAAACAGGAAGCAAAAGTAGGAGCAATTGTTAAAGCAGAGGCACATGTAGCTGCTGCGGAAGACGCTAACAAACGTGGTGCGGTAGAGGAGGTTAAAGCTCATCTTCAAGAAGCTGCTAAACAGGAGGCAAAAGTAGAAGCAATTGTTAAAGCAGAGGCACATGTAGCTGCTGCGGAAGACGCTAACAAACGTGGTGCGGTAGAGGAGGTTAGAGCTCATCTCCAAGAAGCCGCTAAACAGGAGGCAAAAGTAGAAGCAATTGTTAAAGCAGAATCAGTGGCTGTTAGTGCAGTTGCCCAAACAGGTAGTGTTAGTGCAGTTGCTCAAATAAGTCCAATAAATAAAGATAGGAATAGCCTATTAGATGATACTGTTGTGCCGTGCGGGTATGAAGAAGATACACTTGCACCATACGCACAACCAACTACTGAACCTATAAAAATTACATTACCTGAAAATATAAATGATGACTCTAATGTATTAGGCTATGATTATTTAGATTATGCAGTTTATTAATTTTACTAAAAATAATGTATAAATATTTTTAGTAAAAAGTAGTATATATTATTAATCTTTTTCTGTAATATATTAATGAAAATTAATGCATATGGCAACTATGATACCTATGGTAACTTTGTAGGTGGAGATAATGAATCTGTCGCAAGTTCTTTATACATTACTAATATGTTGCCTAAAGTATATTCAAAAAGTATACCAGATAAACAAACAAGTGATACATATGTTAAAAACCAAAACGAATTACAAGTTAAAAACCAAAGTGAAAAGCCATTATTAAAAGATTTTAATGAACAATGGGCACATTATTGTAAAACTTACAAAAAATTACCTAGTATAATACCCGCTAAAAGACGAATAATTGTAATTGGCGATATACACGGAGATTGGGACACCTTACTTAATTTTTTAGTAAGAGCATCAGTAATAAATAAAAATCAACCGGATGTATGGATCGGTGGCGATACACACATTGTTCAAGTAGGTGATCAAATTGATAGTCGCAGTAGATTTGATAATAATTATCCTGATGAACACAATGATATTAAAATTTTAAATTATTTAACAAAATTACATAATGAAGCTGAAAAACAACAAGGTGCAGTTTATTCTTTACTTGGTAATCATGAATTAATGAATGTTGTAGGCGATTTTAGATATGTATCTGATATGGGATTACGTGGTTTTGATGCTGATACTAAAAACAGTGATATAGAAATTGGCCGAACTGAGCGAAAACGACAATTTGCACCTGGAAATGAATTAAGTAAATTTTTAGCTTGTACACGACAAGTTGCAATTATTATTGGAAATAATTTATTTGTGCATGGTGGAATAGTGCCAGCTATCAGTGAAAAATATAATATTACAGATATTAATCGTTTAATGACTTTATATTTATGGAATATATTACATGATAAAAAAGATTTAGAAGATTATACTAACATTTTTAATAATCCAGAAACATCGCCGTTGTGGACTCGCGCATTTGGTAATATTGGCTATCGATATATAAAACAAAATAATTATTCAATGGATGCACATAATGCTGAATGCAATAAATTACTTGAACCATTACTAAAAATGTATAATGTTGGTAAAATATTTGTTGGACATACAGTTATTTCTCCATCAGTGCAAATATTATGCAATGGTCGTATTGGATTTGTTGATACAGGTGCATCTAAAGCATTTAACAATAGTAAATATACAGGTGAGCGAACAGTAGTCCCCGGCGCGCAATTATTAGAAATATTAAATGATAAATATAATATAATCTAAATATAAATATATATACTTAAAAATGTTAGTTGATCAAGTTAACGGGGCACTTAATACTTTTTTAGATGAACGGAAAAAAGAAAAAACAATGACTATGAAACATATAAATGAAATTGTAAATATATATAATTCAGTTAAGACACCTGGTCATGATATTAATAAGGTTAATTTTACTCCTAGTCAATTTAAAGCAACTACTGAATTTAAAATGGATAGTCCTCAGTCTGATTTGGCAGAAATTACAATTCGAGATTATTATTCTGCAATTAAATTACCAAGAAATGGCGTTATTACTACCACCAGTCATATTACTATATTTCACTTGATGCAACCAATAATACCATATTCAAATATAATTTTTGATTTATCTTTTAGAAAATTAACAACTCCAGAAAAATCTAATATAGGGAAGCGGTTAATTAGTAAATTAAGCGAGTGTGAAGCTACATTCCTCGAGCCAGCATTCCGCGAAGGTAATTCTTCTATTATGCAAGCTCCTTATTTACGAGTAATTAATGGTGTTATTCCTAGAGATTTAGACCTAACTAATATTACAAATAGTTCTTATAATATTATAATATTTAGTGAAACAAGTGATGATAATAAAGAGATTAGAATTAAAACAATTCATCCAATTACTATAATATCTTATAATTCAAATGTTAATATAAAATTATTTTATGTTAATCCACCTAATGATAATTGTCCTACGGCCACACCTGTAAATTGCCCTAAGATTGAACCTGTAATTCCTAATTATAGAAATGATGGTACACTTTTAAAACCGGTCCGCGAATGTATTAATAATATTGATAATATTATTAAAAAAGTAAATCAAATCTATATACAAGATATAGATAAATTAATGAATGAATATGAGATTATGGATCCTGAAGATCTTAAAAAAGTAACAGGAAAAGAATTTAAACAGATTCATTTCACAACAGCCTCCCGGATTAATATTTCAGACACGGATGATATGGATATGATTGTTGGGAAAAGCGAACAGTTTCAGCCTCCCAAGGTGATTAATGCAATTAAGCAAACAGCGAATAATGACGGCCCTATAACTGTAAATAATGTAAAATGTCATCTTTTTGTGTTTAGTTTTACTAATCCAAAAATACCATATTCAAATATAAAGATGAATATTAAATTAAATAAAAAAGATAATATAAATGTAAATTCACCATCTCCTACACAAAAATTAGTAAATTATGTTGTTTCTAAATTATATCCATTATCTCTGAAAAATAATAGTATACGTATTTTTCACGATCGACCAACAACTATTCCATCTGAAAAAAGAGACCTCCCTGCACAAATAGATTTAACAGATGTAAATTTGCCACCATATTCTATTTTAATATTTGATAACATTAATAATAAAAATGTTATTATTAATACAATTTATCCAATTACTATAATGTCTTTAGATTCAGATATTAATATTCAATTAACATATCTTAATCCATATACAGACGGTCCTACACCACTATGTCCAGCAGCCCCCGTATGCCCTGAGTGTCCGGTATGTAAAACATGCCCAGGTTGTCCGAAACCAACATGTCCTATGTGTCCTGAATGTAAAAAGTGTGCTTCATGTGGGAAAAAAAAAAAATAAAATAAATTATCATAAAAAATTATTACAAATATTTATAATAATTTTTTATTATACACTATAATAATTTTTTATTATACACTATAATAATTTTTTATTATACACTATAATAA